TTCGACAAAACCTTCCCCGAAAACGCCAAACACTGGATCGACCGACTCTCGGATAACTTCCGCGTCCTTAACTCGCCCCTCACATCAACCTAAAACGGTACTCTTCGTTTGCGAGGGGTATAGTTTTAAGTAATTTGGCTGATAGAAAAAGAGGGTAACCTCTTTTTAAAAAGAAGCCAAGACAGAAAAAATCAACCAACCTTACCCATAGGTTTCAGGCACGCCTGAAAGGCAGCGCGTTCCAGCGGGGTTGGATCAATCATGATACGCCTCCGACGTTGCGACGCGTAGATGTTCTGGCAAAGGAGGGAGCAGAACTTGCGATAGGATTTGTGGCGTTGGGGGGTGAAGAGAGGTTCCCTGGTATCGAACCAGCCAAAACCGCGTTCTTGTCGGATACAGATGGCACATCTCACGCCACCCCCCGTTGTCTGGAGGCCGCGAACACCAGCTGCTGAATGGCACGGCGCTTGAAATGGAAGGTGATAAGGGTGGACGCCTGATAGCGGGTCAGGCCGTAATCGTTGCGATAGTTGGGTGGCAACAAAGAGAGCTGTTTGTCGGTGGCGGGCAGACTGAGCCAGCGGCGGGTTTTGCGGGCGCTGTCGTCGGTTTCATTGCTATTCAGCCAGTCATCGGCGGCGGCCAGGGCCACCATGCGGTCGCCCATAGACAGCAGACGTGGGGGCAGTTCCTTGCCGCCCCCCACCGCGTGCCAGCGGCCTTCGAGGAAAAATACGCCTGCCCACGCGTTGAATCCCTGCGCCAGAAGCGCGGCGTCATCGCCGAACAGGTCGCACCAGCGGAAACTGGAACGGTTCAGCAGGTCGATCTCAGTCATGACAAAATCGGCCAGGGCTTCGTCGCTGGCCTCGGCTTCGCCCTGTGGCTGTTCTGCGCCGCACAGCGGGCATTCTTTGGCCAGCAAGGGAATTTCGCCGGCACAGGCCGGGCAGGTTTTGGTCAGGGCAGTGCTGGCTTTGCTCTCTCGCATATCGAGGCTGGCATCCTGTTCCAGCGAGCCGTGCAGCAGCGTCGAGGTGCCAAAATCCAGCGCCACGCAGTCGGTTTTGAGGATGCCGGGATGCACTTCAGGATCGACAGTACGCAATCCCCGCCCGATCATCTGAATCATCGTGGATTTAAACGAACTGGGGCGCAGCAGCACGACACAGGATGTGGGCGGATAGTCCCAGCCCTCAGTGAGGACGGCCACGTTGACAACCACTTGCGCCGCGCCATTCTCGAACGATGCCAACGCGGCCTTGCGGTCAGCCTGAGACAGTTCCCCATTCACCAGCACAGCGGCAACGCCTGCTTCTTGGAAGGCAGTGGTGACATCAACGGCATGTCTGAGGGTGGAGCAGAAAACCACGGTTTTTCGGTCGCCCGCCTTTTCCCACCAGTGTCGGATGACGGCATCGGTGACAGGCGATTTGTTCATCACCGCTTCCACCGCCTTCATGTCGAAGTCATCCGCCATTTTGCGGACGTTTTGCAATTCACCCGTTGCCCCAGCATCAATGACAAACGTGCGCGGCGGCACCAAATGACCGCTGGCGATCAACTCGCCAATACGGATCTGGTCGGCAACGTTGTTAAACACCTCACGCAGGGCTTTTTTATCGCCGCGTGACGGGGTTGCGGTGACGCCGTATATTTTGACAGCGGGATTAAGGGATTGCGCTTGATCGATGATCCGCCGGTAACTGCCCGCCGTGATGTGATGTGCCTCGTCCACCACCAGCAGATCGAGGGCGGGCATGGATGCCAGCGTTTGCGGACGACACAGGGTCTGCACCATGGCAAACGTGGCTTGTCCCGCCCAGTCCTTGGCATTTGCGTCAACAACACTGCTGGAAACGTCTGGATTAACCTTGCGGAACTTGGCTTCGTTCTGGCTGATCAGTTCATCACGGTGGGCGAGGATACAGGCTTTGCCGCCGCCCTGCAGCAGGTCGCCCGCCACGGCGGATAAAATCACGGTTTTTCCTGCGCCGGTGGGTGCCACGCCCAGGGTGTTGCCGTGGGCATTGAGGGCAGTCAGACTGCGCTGGGCGAAGAGCTTTTGCCTGGGTCGTAAAATCATTGCTGTTCCCCTGATTATGCCCAATGGGGGCGGTTGCTAGGGTTGGCGGCAGGCGCGGACTGTCCAGAAAGGGGGGCTGTGTACCCTGCGGCAGGGGCCGCATACCCCGCCCCACTCATTAGCGAGGCGTAATCCTTATGATCGGGCGTAATCGCCAGTTTGATGACGTTCTTATCGCCCCGATCGCCGTGTTCGATATCGACTTTGGCAAGAAACTCCACCCCGTCCAGTTCCTGAAACCCAGCAATACGGCGTTTGGTCTGGGTTTCCGGCGAATTGTCTTTGGGGTTCAAACGACGGGACGAATTGAGGATGCCCTTGATAAAGGCGCGTCCTTGATTGCCCCAGTCTGGCCCCTTGGGGCTGTAGAGGCCAATCAGCGACCACACTTTGCGTTTGGCGTATTTGCCCTCAAGAATGACAAACTCAGCGTCGAGGTAGACAGAGTCGGTATTCTTGCCGCGTGTGGCATAGCCGCCCGTCCAGCCCTGAGTTTCCTCGCTAAAACCCCCAGGGCGGATGGTCATGCGCACGCGGGCGAGCGTGCCTTTCGGGATCAGGTCGTAGCTGTTCTGGTCATCAGCGGTGTTAAAATCGTTCCAAGACATGGTCAGGGGTTCCTTTCAGTGAGGGTTGATTTAGGACGGAGGAGAATCAGGCGGCGGGTGGCGGCACATCCCACGACAACTGGCGTTCCGCCGGTTGCCGCACCTTGGTCATCAGTTTGCCGAGGTGTGGCTCTTCCAGCAGGGACAGCCGCCCAGATCGATCTTTCGCCGGATACCCAAAGGGATTGAGGGTGTGGCAGATGAAGGCTCTATAAGGCTCGCCGCCATCGTCGGGCGTAATCGCCGCCATGGTAATCACCTGATCGACGATACCAGGAAGTTCCAAGCCCGTTTTGCTGCCCTCGATCTGCGGCACGAAAAACCGCCGGTTGAAGTCGTCGGTCTTTTCATCCAAGATGCCGACGAACCATACGTTCTTTGCCCGTGTGTGTTGCAGATGAGTCAGCCAGGCAATCATCTCCTGCCCGTGCAGGCCGTAGGCACCACGGGTATCGGGTTTGCCGTTCTTATCAGAAAACGCCTGTGGCTGGCCTTTGCACCATTGAAAACATAGTCGCCCCGCCACCGTGATGGAATCAACAAAGATGGTCTCATACCGATCGAGTGCCGAAGGATCCCCGAACTTCTCGCACACCGCCTGAAAATGCGCGGTGCTGTAGGGCTGGTCATCACGCAGCGCTGGATTGGGGCCACCGATAAAAACCGCAAAATCCCGACATTCTACCCACGTGCGCGGACGGATGCTGTCGATTTTCAAGCCTTCAACGGCAAGGTCGCCGGCCTCAAGGTCAAAGAATAGCGTTTTGACCGGATCAAGCGTCCATAACAGCGAGGTTTTGCCGATACCAGGTTTTCCGAAGATGCAGCCCTTAATGCCGCGCTTTTCTGCTAACCTCTGGTCGGCGGTGATGATGGGGAGGGTCATGGCTGGCTTCCTTCGTTCATTTTAAGGGAAACCGTTGCTTTACCCGCTTTCAGCACCCGCGCAGGGGCGAACGCTTGGCGGATGTGTTCCGGCCAAGCGGTGAATTTGCGCTCGGCGACTTTGTAGGTGACATCCACATACTCTGCTGGATTATCACCAGCCGCGCTGATTTGATGGACCACTGCTGCCAACTTCTGCTGATCCCACTCAGGCTTTTTCGGCACATCGCAGGTGACGGTGCAGCCGTCATCGTCCAGATGCACGGTGCCAAACGGTTTCTCATGCTGCTGGCGTAAGGCCTGAAAGCGGGTGTCGTATTTAAGGCAGATGGCGCTATCGATCCATTCTTTGGCAAGTTTCGCAGATTCAAAGGCTTCGGTGGCCTCCTTCTGCAACAACAGAAGATCCGCTGGTGGCAGGTTCATAATTTCGCCAACCGGCAACGTGCGTAGATCGGTAAGGGTGATGGGGTTTTTTAGCATGTCGCACCTCCGGCCAGAATTGGCTGTGGCTCAAGCTGGGTTCTGGTATGGGTGTTGGCGTTCTCGTAGTCCTCGATATCTTCAATGCGATAGAGCACGCGATTGCCGATCTTGACATAGCGCGGGCCACAGCCGTGCCATCGCCAACGCTCCAGGGTGCGCTCAGAGACTGACCAACGATCTGCCAGTTGTCGTTGGTTAAAGTGGGTATTGTTCACTGCTTCCTCCGTGGTTGTTCGATATGCACAGAGAATGGCGCAGACGGGTGTGCACGAAATAGATGCCCAAAATAGGTGCATCGCAAATAATTTTAGGTCATTGATTTTTCTTGTTTTGTACTTTGTATATGAGAACAAACCCTAAAAAATGCTTCGCAACAAGCACAGCGGTCCTTAGGGCAAGGTGGCTGGGGCGTGGCCGTGTCGGTCTAAAATACGCCTGAAATAGGGTCTTGTCGGTTATGCGCTGACGGTTATTTTGGGATTATCCGCTTGCGCCTTGCGATGCTGTGCGCGGATGGCGTTGGCAATGCTTTTCGGTTGCGGCACCTGCACGCCTGGCAGGTTTTTCTTGGCCCAGGTGCTCAGGTAGATGGATTCCCGTTGCGTCGATTCCGCAACAACACCAGCGGCCAGACGTTCTTCAAAATGGGCAATAATCTGGTGCATGATACTGGGGCGGCCCGCAAATGAGGGGGCATGAGCATTGAATGGCATGATGTGCGGCAGGATGTCATGCTCACGCTCGAACCGATCACGCTCAATCCTGCTGATCATCAAATCATCAATGCCAATTTTATAGCGGCAGCGATGAAGCTTGAGCAATTCTCCGCTGCTGGGATCCACAAACTTACTGGTGTCCGCAGAGGTCTCGCGGAAAATCTTACGTAACTCATAGGGTTCAACAATCGCATAATCAGAGTAAGAGCGGATACCATTGGCAACCGGTACCAGATCACCGTCTTCCGTCTTTTTGCGTAGGTAAATTTTGACCGTCAGATCCCCAAGCCACGCTTGCATTTTCAGGGTGCCATGCTCTCCGTAATACCGCATTTCCTCAAAGGTGATCTGCCACCGTTCACCAAGTTCATGGAGGGGAAAATAATGACGTTCTGGCTTTGGCACGGGATGACCTGTAATAATATGTTGTTTTTTCTTGACAAGATTCATGTTCATAATTCATTTTGAAATATGAACATAAAAGTGCTATTCTGTCAATCGTTCGCTGGCAATATCAGCGAACAGCAACAAGCCAACACCACCCGAATTTTCATTAGGATTCTATGAAATCAAAACAAAAAAATAAAAACCATGGAGGCGCACGCCCTGGTGCAGGACGTCCCAAGGGTCAGGGTCCATATGGTGAACCCACCAAGCCTGTCCGTATTCCTCTGAGCCTTCTCAACGACGTACTGGCTCTTATTGCCAGCAAGGGTTATAAAATACCCTATTATAGCAGTCATATTCCTGCGGGTTCTCCGTCAGAGCCTTCTGGTGACATCGAAGATTATTTGACCCTCCTTGAACTCATCCCACATCCTGACAGCAGTTTTATTGTCCAAGTGCATGGAGATTCCATGATCAAGGCCGGTATCTTTGATGGCGATCTTCTTGTGGTGGACGAGAGCGTGCAGGCGCGTCATGGCCAGATTGTGGTGGCCAGCATGGATGGCGAAGCCACGGTAAAGCGGCTTGAAGCTATTCATGGGGTTATACGGCTTCTGCCAGAAAATGATAACTATCAGCCCATTGATGTATCGAAAGGGGCTGAATTCAAAATTAATGGGGTGGTTGTACGGTCATTCAGGAAATTTTGATGATGTATACCCCTCGCAAACGAAGAGTACCGTTTTAGGTTGATGTGAGGGGCGAGTTAAGGACGCGGAAGTTATCCGAGAGTCGGTCGATCCAGTGTTTGGCGTTTTCGGGGAAGGTTTTGTCGAAGAAT